TCCAGTAGCGTAGAAGTAGCTGCCGGGAGCGTAAGCGTCAAATTCGACGCAGTAGATGGCGTGGTCAGAGTAACCGAACCACCACCGGAGGAGTTAAGTTTTAGATCGGCCATGTTACTTTGCTCCTTCTAAGGCTTCGAGCCGAGCGGTGAGTTCTTGGATGGCTTTGATAAGAATGAATTCCATCACGCTGTGTTTAATGACTTTTCGAGTTCCTTCAACGCCTTCAAGTTCGTGATCCTGCACCAAACCGGGAAAGACCTGCTCCACTTCTTGTGCGATCAAGCCAAGTTCTTTTGGTGTTGCTTCGTCTTGATTTAACCAGCGATATTTGACTACTCGTAATTTAGCGACATCTTCTAAATACCCATCTCTAGTTGTCTCAATGTCTTTCTTCTGACGTTGATCTGAAGAATAGGAAGTTGTCCCATTACCGTAAAGATACCAGTTATTTATACCTTCAGTCGTTCCTCGAAGATGGTACGTAGACGTATTGTTTCCAGCGCCCTTAATAGATATTCGAATTCCGTTGTATCCAGATGTATTTGTCGTGTTTATAAAAGCGGCGGCGTGAGTTGACGTCGTTGTTGCGTTAAATTTTTCGCTATCAAACTGACTCGTCGTCCCAACCAACAAATTGCCACTGGAGTCGATGCGGGCGCGTTCTGTTCCGCTTGTTTGCCATATATGGCCGCCGCTGTCTTGGCTGTTATAAATGTTTGCCCCAGTAGTAGTTGAGTCATGCGTAATTGATCCGTAATACGACGCATTACTTGAAGTGCTAAATCTAATGCTATCTCCTATGACATGAAGCCTTACGCTAGGAGAAGTCGTCCCAATCCCAAGGTTGCCGGAGGAATCCAGTCTCATCCGTTCAGTGCTATTCGTAGCCCAAGCCAGAGTATTCGTCGTCGGCAGGTACATCCCATTCGCCGGGACCGTGGAACCCGTAACCGTCAGTAGCCCAGTAGACAGCGAAGTGCTTGTATCTCCGCCGGGAGAAGTGATGCCAGTCGATCCATTCAGCGTTATAGCCATTACACCACCACCCAAACTGAGCCTGAACTGACCGTGACCGTAATACCGGAAGCGACTGTTACCGGACCCGCGGAAACAGCATTATCCCCCGTAGCCAACGTATAGTTGGCGCTTACCGTTGCGGAGTTGACGAGCAAACCATTGGACGCCCGGATCTGCGGAGCCGTACCGTTAAGACTTGCGTCCTGAATGACAGAGCGCGTAGCAGGATAGTCACACCAGACATTGATTGTGTTACCCGCGAAGCTAATTAGAGAAGTCGTATTGGAGGAATTCGAAAGAACCGTATCCCGCGAGAGCGTCCCGGCACCCACCGTGCCGAGTCCTACTTCCCAGACATTCGCCGTAGAATCAAAGATCGTGTAATAGGTCGTGTTCCCGTTACCAATCCCGGTGCTGAATGTTTTGTATCCTGTGACCGCGCCCGATAGGGTAAGTGTTCCCGTTCCAGCAGTGCTGGAGGTTTCTTGGACGCGATCCGCGACGACTAAAGCCATTGGAGGCTCCTAAATTAGGACGTAGCACTCGTGCTGTAGGTCACAGAGACTGTATCACCCGCGGTGGTTACCTTGGCTACTGCGAAGTTGCCTTCAGAATACAGAGTACCTGCCGTTGAGCTCTGAGTATTTACAGCACCCGTACCCGTAACCAAGAAGCATCCGTAGACCGTACCGCCCGCGCCCGTGATGGTGTAGGTGACTGCCGTAGCCGTAGATGAAGTGACGTTGGAAGGCGTCGTACCCGTAGAAGTCGCCGCAGCAAAAACCGCCGTACCGCGAACCGCAGAGCCGCCCACCGTATAGTTGGTGAATTCAGCCGCATTGGTCGTAACCAGCGTGGTCATAGTATCCGTCGCTGCCGGAGTCAGGCTGACCTTGGTCAGACCCAAGAACGGACCTACCGTAGTATACGTTCCCGAGGTGCGAAGCAACGTATTGAGCAGGAGTTCTTTACCTGCGGCAACGACGAGATTAGGAAATTCTTCAGTCCATTTCAGGTTGCCGTCCTTGTCCCGGCACTCAACGTACCAAGAGCCTTCGACACCCATGCCTTCAGGAATAACCGCGTTGGCTTGCAGAGAAGCTACAGCGTGGTCGCCAAAATTTGAAAGTTCGTTACTCATGTTAACCTCAGTAAATGATGACCGGCGCTGTGGTGCTTGTGTTTGCCGGGAAAGTCACCGTGAATGGGGCCGCGCTGGTTGAGTAGGAGCCACCAAAATTCAGAACCGCCACGGAGCGGTTTGCCTTAGACGCATTGTATATCAACGCACCCGCAGTCGTCAGCGTGGAGTTAGCCCACGTAAAATCTTCCCAGCTCGTATAGGCCGTGGTGCCTGAGAGGGTAACACCCAATCGAACCAACGTACCGCCACCTGCGGTGTATCCCGTACCGACCACCTCATTCGTGGTGGAGTAGATCAACGTCGTGGAGTCGATGTTAGCCGCGCTGGTGTACAGAGCAATCTTAAAAGTATCACCACCCACAAGAGAGAAGTTATGAACTCCTTGCAGGAGCTCTTGCTTGAAACTGGCGGTAAGGCACTGAGTGATCATACGACTTTATCCCTAACCTGCATCGTGCGGTAGTTATCCTGACGATCCTTACCATCGCCCAGTTGCTTCAGAGGAATCATCGCCTGCTCGAACTTCGCTTGATATGTCTGAATCAGATCCGCTTCACCCTTGAGGAAGATATAGCTCTCGCAGAGCGCGCCATACAGCAGCACGTTCGGGAAGTTTGTGCTCAACCATGTCGTCCCTGCGGTCACAATGGAAGTCGGATACGCGAAGTAATGCAGCTCAATGTTGTAGTTCACATCAGGCGTTGGCCCAAGAATAAACGTGTTGTTGTCGAACAGTGCGTAGTACTGAGGCGTTCCGGTAACCGCCGGATAAGGGAACATCTCGCGGATGTAGTTCACATCCTTGTTCAACATGTAACGATAATTGTTGGGGACCAGCGGCTCGTCCGTATTCATCACCGCAACCGAGAAGGTCGAGAGAAAGTCACTAGGGAGCGTCAAATAAGGGAAGTCCGCCGTAGCGGACCCCGTGACATTTCTACGAAACGCAGGGAGCTGGACCGTGTTGTTGACCAGCCGCTCCACATCCTGAACAAACGTCGGGATATTATCAATGAATGTAGTTTCATCGACTTCCGTGAAAGCCTGAATCGCGTTAACGAGCCCTGTGTAAGTCGTAATGTCGTAGGACGGCATGTTTTAACCCAGCTTCTTACTGCACTTGTCGCCTTTGGTCTGAGCACCTGTGCCGCGGACCTTGACAGTCTGCGTCGATGCGATATTGTTTGGGTACCCAGAAGAATTAGGAATAAGCCCTTGCTTGTTATATGCCGAAGCAGGCTTGTTTTCGATCTTAGCCATTAGCGCCCCCGACCAGACTTCTGGTTCATAGCACGGCTCAGATTCTTGCCGAACTTCTTGCGGTCCATAGAGGTAGGACCCCCTTTCTTCATGCCTTTAAGAGCTGACTTTTTAACGGTCTGCTTGATCAACTTCTTGTCTTCAGCGACATCATCGTGCTTCATAGTGCGCCTCATAAAATGGCATTGCCCGGAAGCGGAGGAACTATCACGACACCGGGGGTTACGGAAGTGAACGCTGTAATTCTAACATTGTTCAGGTAGGTATTAACGGTCTGGGTAGCCACAGGATTGAAAGCGAAGTCCGAGCAGCTATCATTCCGATTTGTGTCAGGACGAGGCTCACGGAGAGCCTGTGGGTCATTAGAGACCTTTTGTGAACCAATGATACCAACCCAGTTCTGTGGGTGATCAGGGTCCCAGCATTCAGGGCAGACCTTCTCATTGATCAGCTTGCCCATGATGTAAAATTTCTTGAGCTTCTTGAGATCGTATCTCTGTGCGCAGCGGTCACAGAAACCGAAGGCTCGCTTATAACTAGCGAACCGTGTAGCCATTACCAGCCACCGCCGATAAGCTGATCTTCTGATGGCAAATAGTTTCGCTTGGCTATATTTTCCGCTGCAGGGATAATTTGAATGTTCCAAGGAACATGCAGTCCGCTGACGCCCTCGCCTTTCAATGGGACGATATGATCTACCTGCCAATCAACATTGGTCAGTTCAGAGCGCAGTTTTGCAAGATCGTGTGCTTCCTTAAAAAACCAACGGTATTCTGTAGCCATGTCTTTAGGCATTCTTGTTTTACGCATAGCTCTTCGCTCGCTTACATATGCTTGCACTAGATCCCGATTAGCTTTGCGCCAGTCCACACAGCGAGCGTTATTCTTTTCTCTGTACTTAGCATAACATTTGCGGGCTTTTGCCCGATGCTTCTCAGGATTAACTGCGCGTTCTTTAGCAGCTTGCGCTCTAACTTTGTCTGGGTTGTTCCGCTTCCATTTTGCTTTACGAATTTTTTCTTTGGCTACAAAAACTGGGTCTTTTTTGTTTTTAAGGTACCTTTCTTTTTCATAAGCCAAGCGTTCATCCTTATGCTCAACATATTTTTGAGCTGCCCGTTCTCTAGAGCAAATAACACAAGATCCTCCGACATATCGTTCCGCAATATGCCCTTTTGGGCACGGCTTACCACTAAAGTATTTTTTTAACCCTAGCGCTTTAGCCTCAGCAGTGGTGAGAATCTTGTTGCCCATGACTTATCTTACCATCCCCCACCAAGGTATCCAGCCATAGGGACCATCCTTATCGGAGCCTTTTCACGATCTTCATCCTTGGCAAGCTGGAAGACTTCGTCGTAGTTGGCCTTCAGCATCTGGATGCGCGTCGGATCAAGTTCCGGCTGTTTCATAGCAAGCTGATAGGCAAGCCCTGCGGTCAACGCATCGTAGAAGCGGAACGGTACGTCCTGAGTGGTCGCACCTGACTGACCTGCATCGTCCATCCGGCGAAGGTACCAATAATGGAAGACGTACCCGCTAACATTCGGAGTCGGCCAGATGTTGATCTGAGGAATCGGCGTCTGACGATTGACCCATACCTGTACCGGACGCCCCTGAGCCAGCTTGTTAGGAATAGCTGCATAGGTAGAAAGCGAGATACGCGGAATGATGATATCGGTCTGGTTGTACTGACTGCCCTGATTCTGACGAATTACCTGCTCAAAAATGTCGATGCAGTCTTCAGGAAGATTGTACGCCCCTTGACCTTGAATCAGAGTGATATCCGCCGGAGTGATCGTCCACAGATTGATGCCCTGATTGGCCCATGAGGTCAGCAGGTAGTTGAGACTCCGCCGCGCCGTGCGCGCCTGATACCCTGTACGGATCTCAAGACCGATGCGCTCGTAGGCTTCCTCGATGATTTCATCGAGTTGCGGGTCCCAATCTGTTACGCCGGAGGTGGTCATTACGCCTGTCCGTCATTCTTGATCAGCAAGATATTAAAGTACGAACTAACTGCGTTGTTTGATGCGGCCCCTACCGCCACAGCCCCAACACAATTTTTTTCTGGGATTACATAGGGGAGCTCAAAGATAAAATCCGCCGCGCTGTTGTTTACCGTTGTTACAGCACCGACGCGAAGAATGCCATCAGGCCCGTGCTGCTTTAAAAACCCAGTAACCGCGGTAGACCCAGACGCTTGCCCTGCAGAAAACAGCCCCTGCATCATGTACCCTGTGTACCCTGCTGGAACGCAATAGTGCCCCGTAGTGCGGTTGTTATACCCCACTGCAATCATGTCATACAGAACTGCCGGAACGCCCGAGGTGACAGTTCCTGTGCCCGCATTGATATTACCCGCATTAGCGCCACCAGAGCCAACAGCCGTTACATAAAATTGGTTTACGTAGAGATAGTTATTGGTCGTATTTACCGCAGTCTGCCCGTTCAGAGTTACCGTTTCGCTGATCTGGTTGTAGCCGCCATCAAGACCGCCAATTGTTACAGTCCTTGCTCCCGTACCTGCAGAGGTATCGTTTGCATCTGATGAACTAATTTTGAGTACCGACGCCGCCGTTGGGTGTGGAACCGTCCCGCCATCAGGCCAAACAGATTCTTCAGCGGTATCTACGTCTGGGTTGTACCCAAAAATAATAA